ATAATAACAATAATATTAATTTACAATTATATTATAAATAACAAAAAGGAATATATGAAAAAAAGCACTATACTACGTTTTAGGGTTCGCATTTTCTGTAATGGTATTTGTAACCTTAATAATGATGATACTACACCAATGGGCAACTCAAGGGGGGATATAATGGAAACAATAACGAAAATAAAAGTAATTAGAATCTTAAAAAATCATGGTCATAATAATTACAATGAGCTTAAAGACTTTATTAAGGATCTAGGAAATAAAGAAATATACAAATTACAACAAGTAAAGGATTGGTTAGGCTATTAATGAAGCTTAAACATAGAATCTTTAAATACATTAAGGAGTGTCTAGGCATAGAAAAGCAAGATAATAGCCTTATAGAGCCTAATAGAACAGAAGTAGTTGACTTGCCAGAAGATTTGGTTATTAATTTAAACAATGAAAAAGGGGGAGAAAATGGAAAGAAATAACTTTGGTTATCCAATCATAAAAACCAACAACATAGATAAAATAGATAAGATGCTAATTAAATTTGATAAGGCTCAACATAGAGCTGACAATTTTGAATTTAAAAAGCTATGGAAGGAAAAATATAACAATGTTTTACAATACAAAAACGAAAACACCTATTAAACAATTAGACCTTAAAGAATTAAAGGAACTAATGTTAACTTATATTCTGGATGGTTCTAAAGCCATGAATGGAGTTACTTATAACAAATATAAAAATTTTTAAAAAGGAGGGAAAACCATGCTTGAAACAATTATCGCTATAGAGTTGGCTCTATGGATTTTTTATTATGCCACAAATTAAAAATAAATGTTTAAACTGTAATAAATTATTTATTGATAATAGTAAAAATAAAGTAAAAAAAATATTGCAGTAAATATTGTGGAGGTTCTTTTTTAAGTAAATTTAAAAGAAAATTTAAAGATACTGAAGAAAAAAATTGTAAGATTTGCAATAAAAAAATTTAAAGATAAATCAAAAGGAAAAACAAAGAAATATTGTTCAAGAAAGTGTTGTTTAATATTTTGGAGAGTATCAGGCAAAAGAAAAGAAGCCTTAAAAAGATATAGACAAACCGAACATTGTAAAGAACAGCAAAAAAGATATACCAAATCTAAAAAAGGTATAATTAAAAGAAAAGAAAGAGATAAAATACTTTGGCAAAATGTTAAATTAGCAAGAAAAATTAAAAAACTAAAAGCTAATGATAAAAAAATAACATTTAATCAAGAAAAACATTTACAAAAATTTAATAGTTATTTAATTAATATTATAAATCAAACAAGAAGATATAGAAAAAATCCAAAAAGTTCTTAAAAAAGAAAAAAATATCAGATAAAAAATATTCTTTGAATCCTATTAATAAGGAGAAACAAAAATTATATAGAAAAAAATATTATTCTACTAAAGAAGGTAAGGCAAAAATGAATGCTAAAACTAATAAAAGGAGAGCTGCAAAACTAAATGCAATAGTTGGTTGGACTAATTTAGAGGCAATAAAAGAAATATATAAAAATTGTCCTAAAGGTTATCATGTAGATCATTATTTTCCATTACAAGGAAAAAATGTATGCGGCTTACATGTTGAAAATAATTTACAATATTTACCTGCTAGTAAAAAATATAAGTAAAGGAAATAAAAATATTATATGACAAATAAAACTAACATTTACGGAGATTATAAGGTCTGTATTAAATGTAAAAATCATGCAGATGTAATAGAAGGAACTAAGAATTATTGCATTGATTGTTGGTATTTACATATTAACGGAAAGAGTATTAAGGAAGCTGACCAGGAAATAAAAGAAGAAGAAAGATTTATTAAAAAGAAATGAGAAATTTATTTGAAACAGTAATTGATGTAGGCTCTGGATTGTTTTTATCTACACTAATACAATTATTTATATTCCCATTTTTTGATTTTACACCCAACAGTTCTTGAGAGCTTTTCATATAGCAGTTATATTTACAGCTATATCTATGGTTAGATCTTGGTGTTGGAGAACAATATTTGCAAGGAGAAAATGAAATATTAATATAATCATATTGCTATCAAGCTGCTCCTTTTAGTGATTACGATTTTTAACCCTTCAACAACAATATTAAAACAACTAATAAAAGGACAAAGTAATGAAAAAAAGTAGTGCGTTAGCTTATGTAGGACACAATGCGAATGGAGATAGAGAAAAAGATGACTTTTACCCAACACCAGAAAATGCAACCCAATCATTATTAGATAAGCAAAAATTTGAAGGTGATATTTGGGAGTGTGCTTGTGGTAATGGTGCTATGTCTAAAGTTATGATTAAAAATGGTTATGATGTTTATAGTTCAGATTTAATTAATAGAGATTATGGAGAAATAGGAATTGATTTTTTAGAATCTGATAAACAAGTGGATAATATTGTAACCAATCCACCTTTTAAATTAGCAACAGAATTTACATTAAAGGGATTTGAGTTGGCTAGAAAAAAAGTTGTCATGCTTTCTAAAATTTCTTATTTAGAGGGTGTTAAAAGAAGGGAACTAATATTTAATAAAGATAAACTAGAAAGAGTTTTAATATTTACTAGGAGAGTTCCATTTAAAAAAGAATCAACTCAAAAATTAGCAGGTGGTTTAATGGCATTTGGTTGGTTTATTTATGATGTTAATTATAACGGTAAACCTCAAATAGATTGGATTTAATATGATAAAAGTTAAACTAGAACCCTTTGAAGTGCAACTAGCCTTTGAAAACTCAACTAAAAGATACATAGAAAACTTGAAGCAAGGTAAAGGTTTTTCATATGGTTATACAGGCAATTTTGAGAAGCAAATAACAGATGGAGTATTAGGTTCTCTAGGTGAAGTAGCCTTTGCAAAGGGTTTAAATAGGTACTTTAATAGCTCATACAGCGATTCTTATGCTAGATATACAGATTCTGATATGCAAGACAGCATAGAAATTAGATCGCAAAAAAGAAAGGATAATAATTTCTTATTAATTAGACCTAATGAGAAAAAAGCAAAGTATGTTTTAGTTATCCATGAAGGCGATTTTGAATTTTCTATTATGGGGTGGTTTCCTTATAAAGAAGATACTGAGGAGATGTCAAAACGATTAACTGATTTTGGATTTAGTAATCGTCCAGCAGCTTATAAAGTTAATATAAATGAATTAAATAATATGGAGGATCTGTGAGTGATAAGATAAATTTTAAACTGTTTAAACCATTTGGTTCAACAATTGCTAAGTCTGTATTGCCTTTAAATCTAATGAAAGAGTTTCAAGAAGATTTAAAACAAATTAGAGAAGATAAAGACAAAGCTAAAAACCATGATTGGGGTAACCAATTAATCGGACAAGTACATGGCGAATATTTAATTACTCCAGAGGTTATGCTTAAATGGAAAGAATTATTTTTTGATCCTATTATCTCTGGTTATACAAATGGTCATTATAAGGATAGCAAAATAGAAAGTATAAAGATTACTTCAGCTTGGTATGTAGTCCAAAAACCAGGTGATTATAATCCTTGTCATACTCATGTTACTTATACCAATAAAGAAAAAGGAGCAGATTTAAGCTGCGTTGGTTATCTAACAATACCAGATGCCATGAAACCAAATAAAAATGCTAAAGAACATGACGACACTTCAGGCAATTTAGAATTTTTAGAAGGTTCGGAGAATATGTTCTTTGATGCTAATTATAAAGTATTACCAGAAGTTAGAGATTGGTATTTATTCCCTTCAAATTTAAGACATACAGTTTATAAATTTGATTCGGATAATAAAGATGATGAAAGAATATCATTTAGCTTTAATGCAATAATTATATTTAAACCTATTGGGTGAATTATTATGTATTATTTATTGACAATGTTTGTTTCAACTATTAGAAAGGATTAAATGTTAAAAACAATTGGAAAAGAATGGACTAAGAAAGAACAAGGGGGTTGCTTTACAGCCGATCATATGAGTCCATCTCAGTTATCCAAGAGCATGGATTTGTGGTTTAATGATTATGTTGTCTTAACAGCAGAGCAAAGAAAATCATTATTTGGCAATTTAAACATGGACATAGGAGCTATAGTTGGTCAGGCAGTTCAAGATGTTATTGTCCATAATTTAACATTAGAAGAAGTAATGAAAGGGAAAAATAATGACAGATCAAGTAATGATGGAACTAGCTAAAATGCAAACAAAGATTAGATCCTATGAGCAAGATCAAAAAAAACATATAGAGCAATTACATGAAAGAGATAAAGAAATAAATGAGCTAAGAGCCAAACTTGATTCAATAGATTTAAAAGAAAAAATGATTGCTAAGAATCAAAGTTATTTAGAGTTACAAGCTTTAAAGGATAGAGAACAAATAAAAGAAAACCAAAAACTAAAGGAAGGAAACAATGCCGAAACAAAAAGTAAACCAGGAAGAAAGCCAACCAAGTAAAACTGCTGAAGATAAAAGTAAAGGTTCTTTTAAAGAAAAGAGAGCTTTATGTATAGCTTCACTAGATACTAATGTTGAGAAATTAGACTTTAAAGGAAAGAGTTATTTAACAGTAGCTAAAAGACACAACCACTTATTAAAGTTTTTCCCAGAATCTAAAATTGATGAGCAAATAATTTATCAAGATGATAAAAAAGTTATTGCTAAGACTACCTTATATATTGGAGATACTCCTTATAGTGTAGGTCATGCAGAAGAAATAAGGGATGCAAACTTTATTAATAAAACAAGTGCCTTAGAGAATGCAGCTACTTCAGCTTTAGGAAGATGTTTAGCAACATTTGGATTACATGGTACAGAATTTGCTAGTGCAGATGAGCTAGTTAATGCTGTAATTAATCAAGGTGCAAGTACAAAAAATTCAATTAAGGATTCAATTAAAAAGCAAACAACCGAAACTAAGTTGACTGCTTTATATTCTGATTGGAAAAAGAAATGATTTAATAGAAAAATCTTTTTGAATCTCAACAACAAACAATAAAAACTAATGGAGGACAAAACAATGTCAATAAACAACAGCAACAATGGTAGTGGTAAACAAAAGGATTGGGTATTATTTCCATTTGACGCAACCAATGAAAGAGCAATTAAACTAGATTTTTCAGGAAATGTTAATTTAGATAATGGCAATAAAGGTACAATCTTAGGAGTAAAAGGTACTAGCAGAGATGGTAACACAAAGTTTGTTAAAATATTTGCACAAGTAGGAGTTCTATTTAAAGGTGATGATAAATTTACTGGAGATATGAATTATCCTGAAGCTGGTGGAGCAAAAGGTTTAATTGGTTGGACTAATGATGAAGGTAATATTTTATCTGGTTATAAGAATGAGCCTAGACCAAAACAAGATGCACCAACAACAACTCCAAGTCAACCTAAGGCAGCAAGTAAGGAAATTCCATTTTAATTAGTGAAATTTATCTTTCTGTTTATGTTTTTTGTAGATGGAACTATTGAAAAAATTACAGTTCCTTTTGATAGTTCTTCTACAAATTGCCAAGCAAGATTAGAAATGATTACAACAATAGATTACTTACCAATAGGTGTTAGATACAAAGGCAAACAAGTAGCAGCTCATTGGTGCAAAGATACAGAAGGAAATTATGTCAGATAATGTAAAGTTTATTAATAGTATAGAAAAATTATTACATGAAAAAGAAGGGGATTATGGACATTTTGACCATACATCTTATGCAATGGTTGGTATGATGGAGAAATATTTATCAATCCACAATAACAAAACAATTAAAGTTCCATTAAAATTCTTTGGTTTATTTATGGTTTTTCTTAAATGTTGGAGAGTGATGCAATCAAAAGAATACAAAAAAGATAGCTTTGATGACATCAATGGTTATACAGAACTTTTAAGGAGGTTAGTAATAAATGAAAACAAAACAAAGAGGACTTAGACCAATGACTCCAAAAAATGTTGAAGCTATTGCAATTCATTAAGAATTATAGTACAAAATATGGATATATGCCTACCTTTTTAGAAATGGCTAGTGAGATGGAATATAAAAGTAAAAATTCAGTTAGTGTTTTAATTGATAAACTAGAAGAACGACAAGAGTTAAAAAGAGATTACGCTGGTTACAGCAGAAATGTTATTTTAAATGGTTAAAGTTTTAAAGAAATCTAGTTTAGAAATATCAGCTGATGTTGAAGAATTTTTTGATGGTGAAACAATTGAAGAAGCAACTAAGAAAGCACACTATCAAATAATGCCTGGTGAACTTGCAAAAATAAATATCACCGACAACAAGTTCGTAAAGGCAACCATAAAAGTAGTTGGTGAGGAGCATGACTATGAGTCTAAACAGTACAATAAGATTGTACCAGAAGCTTAATACCATTCATAAAAAGATTATGAAATCGGTTGATAGTAATATGTGTGTACATACTTATAATAACTATTTGGAGTATAAACAATTGGTAAGAAGAATTGTTGCCAATCAAAACTCCGATGCTATTGTTAAATATAAAGAATTAGAAATCTAGTTCTTAATATACTAAAAGTTGTAAAAAACTTAAGGGTACTTGTCGCTAAAATAAAAGGAAAGGAACAAAAATGTTAAAAGAAAAATCAGATGCGTTTAAGAGAGATATAGAGTTCTACAAAGTTGTAGGAAGAAAAATTAAAGAAGCTAGGCAAACAAATATTAATCAATTTACTGGAAAGTGTTTCTTAATTACACAAACAAAAGTTGCCAAAGCAATAGGCACTACATTCCAAACAATTCAAAAATATGAAAAAGGACACAATCGTATTCCTTTAAGTCAGTTACTTAGAATAAGCAGCTATCTTAAAAAACCTTTAAGCTATTTTGGATTAGAGTCTTTTAGAGAGGAGCAAGAATAATGTTTGTTCCTGTAAACGATAAGCTAGATAAGCTAGTTGCATTAACACCTGATGACCAAGAAAAATTAAGCTACTATAAAAGTATTGTACCTTTAATGATTTCTAATTGTCATAAGGCTCACCAAACTATTCCTGGTTATGATAAGTGTAAGCCAGAGGTAGAAGCTTTTAAATGGTTTGATGGTATTAATATTCCTGTTCATGGTTACATAGATTTAAAAGGGGATAAAGTTATCATTGAAGATAAATGTAAGATGCCTAGAAGGGGGATTGTCAAGAAAGATGGTACTAGATCATGGTTTCCAGGTAAGCTACCTGATAGACCTTCACCATATAATTTATTACAAGTTGATTTCTATTGGTCAGTATTTGAAGTGCCAGTTTATCTTTGTTATGTAAATGAGAAAGAATTTAGAGTCTATCATGCAGATAATTGTGATGAACTAAAGCCTGAGAATATTAAGAAAAGAATACCTAGAATAATTCAAAGAGCTAAAGTAAGACAAAACTTAATGAAATTAAGTAATGATCCTAATGTTCTTAAAGATTATATTCAACCAGACTTTACACATATGTTTTGGAACAATGATGCTAATGAAGATTATTTAAATAATGCTAAGAAGTTTTGGGGATATTAATTACCAATCAAACTTTGTTTTAGGTTTAAGATCATCTTCTTTATAACATTTGTAATGAGCTTTAGTGTGATTAGCAAAAGCTACAAAAGAATCTGTACTAATCATATCTTTATGACAGTATCTACACTTTCCAACGTCAGCTATTTTTCTTTCCTTACCCAAGTTTTAGACATACGAATTTTATTACCCCACCGTCATACCCAGTTGACTAGCAACTACACCTAATAACAATTTTTTAATTAGTACCTTTTCATTTCTTTTTTTTCATAGCACTATTTTTCATTAGCTTTCCATTAGGCATATAGTGATAACCTTTAGGTGCTTTTTCTTTTTTTCATTTTTTCCTTTTGTGTTTACCCATATACCAATCAGAAGGTTCATAGTTCCATCTTTTACCATGATGACCTCTTAAATCGGCATACATCATTCTTAACTTAACTATTTTTTTAATCAAGAATTTTTTTACCATGTCTTGTAACCTTCTTTATCTTTAGTTAATGCTTGTCCTCTACCATTAGGAACATAAGAAACATGAATCCATCCACCATTTTCTTCAGTATAATATTCTAATATTACTTGATCCATTGGTAGGTTTTCTACTATATGTTTAAATACTTTCTTATTATCTACACCAGGAATAGTAAAATCTGCTGCACAACCAGAACAATGTTGTGATGTAATTTTAGATCCAACTAATCCTGCTAATTTTTTTGACCTATATCCTGAGCTTACTACCAAAGGTAAATTATAATCTTCTCTTAAAGGTTGAAGAATATTCTCACATAACAATCTTAAATTTTCTATATGCTCTGAGCTTGGCGTATTATCTATGCCATTTCTTAAAGCTGTTTGTGATACGGTTAGTTCTTCTAAGCTAAAGTTATTTGTTAATTTCATTTTCATTTACTCCTTTAAAATATTTATAATCATATTTAACTGCTCTGCAATCATGTTTTTTACGCATAGATTTTTCTTTATTTATAAACTCTACAGCATTTTTTTCAGAATCAAATATAAGATTGGTAAAGATTTGATAGAAACTATCTTCTTTTTTCCAGATAACACACCACATTAAGGATGAGATAGCATTTCTTTTGCTTCTTCCTTTAGTTCTTTTATTTTTGTATTAGCTTCCTCTAAATCAGTATTAGCATTTTCTAATTTTTGCAAACATCTTTTATTAGCAGAGTCTTTAGATTTACCTGCGTCTTGGAGTTCGGCAATATCTTGCTTTAAGATTCTTACCTGCTCCTTATACTCATTAAGTATATCTGTGTTATCTGACATTTATTTTTTTTTAAATAAAATCTAAACCTGGCTTCAAGCCATATATGCTGGAGAATATTCCGACAGTTAGCCAGACATACCAATCAGGTAGGTTGTTAAAATACTCAAAGAATAAATCTAATTTTTCTTTAGCATTCGGAGTACCAGAGAATACAGAATAAGATATAACAACAATAGGTAGTATAACAATGAATAAAACAATTTCATCTTTAATTCCTTTATTCTGATTATCCATGATTTCACCTTGATAAGTAATTTCACCTTTTGCCATTTTTTCTGCATGATTCCTTTTAGCTAAAGCAACTAAGCTTTTTGTTTCTTGTTTTCGTTTATAGACATCAGCACCTGTTTTAAATGCCATTCCCAATAAATTTAACCACATAATATCTTTTACCTTTTATAACCTAATCCTGTTTTTCTATCTCTGTAAAGTTTTTGCCAAGACCAAGTGCTTAGTTTATTGGAATAATGATAAATAAACAACACTATATATTTCATGTTTTATTAGCCTTTTTATCTTTGTTAATACCTTTTTTAATTATATAATCTTGTGTTCCATTAGCACCTGTTTCAACTTCTTTTTAAGGTTTTTAAACAATAGCATTTCTTGAATCTTTTTATAATGCTTTTTAAGATAGGATTCTATAGCTTTATTATCTCTCATTATATTTGCTTAACCTCTTTACAAGTAAACTGAACTGCCACCTTATTATCATTAACAAAAGTATCTTCTTGTGCAATTATTAATTGCTTAGATATGTCTAATGCAGAAACTACACATTCTTTCCAAGAAGTATATTCAGCTTTAATTTGTGCTGGTGGTAAGCATTGATTGTTTATAAAAGAACATAGGGTTATTGTTAATATAAAATTCATCTGTTTGCAAGTCTATCCATATGATTATAAATTCTTCCTATTTGTTTATCAATAGACATAATTTCTTCTGTAAGCATACCTAAATGAACCTGTAATTCTACGATTGTCATTAAAACATAACTAGATAAGCCTAATAAAACTGTACCCATAATTGCAATTAAAATTGTATTGTGTTGTTTTTTCATATTGGACTCACAATTATTGTTAAAATAATAAATGCTAAAATTAAACACCCAGTAAAATAATAGTTCATATTTAACTCCATGATTTACTTCTTCTTTTTACATTTACATCTGGGAGCAAATAGATTACCAACCCATGCAAAAGCATCATCTATTTTGCTAAAAAACTTTAATAAAAATTTATCAATCATAATGAAACATCTTTAATTTAACTTTTAATTTTCTTTGAAGTTTAGTAGGACTTCTTGAAATTCTATAAGAACCTTTAGGTTTACCTTTTAAACTTTTGCCATTTTTGCTTTTTCTAAATGTAGCACACTTTACATCTATCAAGTGCATTTTACCATTTTTATCTACGATTACAAGATCAAATGGACAGCTAGGATCTACTGATTTTGCTACCCAATAGCCTTGCCTAGTATAATCAGCAATCGTTTGGTATTCGCCTACTGTTCCTTTAATGGAGGTTTTCTTTTGTCTTTCAGAGATTATTTGTTTATCTGATTTCAAAATAGCTATTTAAAATAATTATAGCCGCTTGTTATTATGCCTGATATTATTAATAAAATCCATATAGCACCTTTACCCTTATTGATGTCTGCTCTTAATGATTTGGTTTCGTTTCTTAATTCTCTTATCTCTTTTACTAAAAAATCTATTTTTACTTCTGTTGCAGATTTTCTAGGCATAATATTATCTATATTTATTTAGTGATTCAATAATTTTAAATTGTTCTAAAGTTTTAGCATCCATAATGTTAATATCATTATTTCTTGTAGAATAAATTTGATTTTTATTTAAATTTTCTGCTATAGGTCTATTTTCCATAGCTATATCAATACCACCAGCTCCACCTGAAGATCTTGGTAATTTTGCATTTGATATTGCATTTGCTATATCTGCTAAATCAGCATTTCTTTTTGCAATAGCTTTAGCTGAATCATAAACACCTCTTGATAAAATTAATCCTTGAATATTTGCAACATTAAATCCTACAATACCTGCTAGACCTCTAGCTTTTGCGTCTAAAATTTCCATAAAAGCACTTGCTCCTTTTGTAGAACTAACAAAATCTTTAGCACCTAATTGTTTTTCTATTTCTTTAGCAAAATTTATTAATCCTTTTTTTTGAACATCAGTATAAATTATATTACTAACATTTTTTCCACCTCCATCAATAGCATCATTTACTGCTTTAGCAAAAAGCTTTGGACTAAATATTTCTCTTTGTCCATAATCCTTAAAACTATTTTCTATCATTCTATTAAAAGCTCCTACCTTAACTAAATCTCTACCATTACTTCCTTCAGGAAATATTTCATATAATTTTTTAATAACAGGAACACCTACATCTTTATAAGATCCACCTACTTTAGTTGATCCATAAATATAATTTGCAATTTGGCTATTAGTATATTCTCCATTTAAAACTCTTTGAGTAAATTGACCACCTTTATCTGGTATACTAACTCCTACACCTTTATATCTTTGAGGAACAAACATTTTTTTATACTCTGCACTTGCTGCTCTTGCTGATTTAATAACTGATAAAACTTCTGGACTTCCATTAGCTAAAGCTTTTTCAACAGTTGTATCATAAAAGAATCAAATCTTTTTTTCATTACAGATAATGCAGCTAAATCAGTTGCATCTCTTGTGTTGTTCATAATTTTATTTAAACTTTTTCTTTCTGCCTCTAACATACCCATAGTAATTTTGGTTAATTTTCTATTGCTTACTTTTTTGGTAAATGATTCTATATTTTTTAAAAAAGCACCAGTTTGTGGCATAGTAGTTTTATTAAATCCTTGACCTATTCCTGTATCACTATTTGTTAAAGATGATTTTAAATTGTTTACTAAATTTTTTAAGACAGGTTTTTAAAATCTTGATTCCAATCAATAGCATCATATTTTCTATTAACTGATTTTTGCATTTTTATAGCAACATCATTTATTTGTTTATCTATTGCTGCAATATTGTCATCAACTGCACTAGAAGCTTGATTTTTAGAATTAGCTGGTAAAATAGAAGTTAAAGCAGAATCTTTTTCTGAAATCATTTTATTTTTAGTTTGATTTAATGCTTTAAAATGTTGTTGTAAAATAAGATCATCTTGAGCTAAAACTATATTTTGCATAGATTCACCTGCACCACCTTTTCTAATTAAATCTAGTTCTTTTATAGCTTTTTTATTTCCTTGAGCAGCTGCTAAAAAAACTGAAATTCCAAATTCATTTAATCCACCAACTTTTGCAGCAACACTAGTTTCAAGACCATTTTCTAATCCCAAAGCAAAATTTGTCATAACCACTTTGTTATTTAAAACATTTTCTCCAACACCCATTTTTTTAGCGGCATCAATAGTTTTTTGAGTTATTTCACCTTTGTTAGTTATAAACATTTGTTTACCAAAAAAAGTAGAAGCGATATTACTTGGAATTTTATTTTCTAAAAAATTTGTAGCTCTGTTTAAACCAATAATTTTAGTTACTACTTGTCCAACTTTTTCACCAGCAGCTCCAAAACCAAAATTTAATAATGCTTTACCTTCATCAACAATTGGTATTAATCCATCTCCTTGTGTACTTCCTAATTGAGAAGAATAAATATCTCCTGCAACACCTGTAGCGGTTGCGGCAGTACCTTGAAGTATAACTTTTTTACCTAAACCCATAGCACCTTTTTTAGCAACCCAACCTGCACCTGGAACATAAGTAAGCATAGTACCAATAGTATCTACAGCTCCACTAAAGCTAAGACCAGGTTTATCTAAATAAAAAGTTCTATCCGTTCCTTTATCAACAGCATTTTCTGGTAAAGTTATCATTACATTATTAAAAGAATCTTTAGAAATAGCAGAATTAGGATAGGCTTCAAACAACATATCCAATCTAGCATTTTGATCTGCGGTAGTCATGTAACCAAAATTTAATGCCATATCTTTTAAAGCACCCTTAACATTACCTTTAGAATTTATAGAATAAATTTCACCCATATTTGGAAATTCTGTTTTAACATCTCCACTTATATATTCTGAATAAAAATCTTTTATAAATTTTACAGCTTCGTTAGGTTTTTCTGCTTTTAACTTATCTTCTTTTTCTGAAATAGCATCAAGTTCTTAATTTTTTTGGATCAGTTAAAAATTCTTGTTTTTCACCTTGAATATTAAAATCCTCTTGATAAGAAATAGCATCAAGTTCTTCAATTTTTTTCTTATCTGTTACAATTTCCATAATTATTTTTATTTTACTATTAAAGGTATATATTTAGTTCGTACTCCAGGATTAACTATTTTAATAAATTTATTTCCAGATTTATCTGTAACTATATTTTTACCTGGTACACTATTAGCTTCTCTTATTTCTTGTAGTTCATCTTCTGTAAAAATAGGATTAACTAATTTACCATCTTTTTTTTGATTTACCCATGAAGTCCAATATTGACTAAATGTTTGTTTGCCAAAAAGGAGTATTTTTTAGTTGAGTAGGTCTTGTTCCATCTGAAATCCATTGTTCCATAAAACTATTTTTTTCTAAAGTTCTATTATTTAATTTTTCTTAATAAATGCAGTTTTTTGAATACCTTCATTTGTCATTCCTAAATTTGGTGCAATAGATTGAAAAAAATGTCATTTCTTATCTGAAATTGATCCTTTAGTCTTACTTATAGCATCTAATGTAACATTTTGAAGATAATACCTGTACAGCTTCTGAATTTGCGATTGTTTGATCTACACCATAATCAGATAACCAATTCATATCAACGCCAAATCTTTTACCAATTTTTGCTAAATCTTGAAGTAAAACTCCACCAGCTCCAGTTTTTAAGTTTGCACTTAAAGCGGTAATTAAACCTAAATCAGTATTTTGATTCCTAGCTGTTTTAGCATCATTTCTTAATGCTACAACATCAGTAACATCAGCTTTTGATATTCCTTTAGCAAATTCTGTTTCACCAGCTTCCATAATATTCTTTACTAAAGGTTGAGAAGGTTTAGCTATAACATCAGGTAATACTCTTTCTTTTGTATCTTCATAATAATTAAAACCATCAGCTCCTTTAAAAATTTTTCTTTGTTTTTTTTTAGGAGTTAGTAATTGTTGTAATTGTGCTGTTTGAGTTACAGCAGGGAGTAATGCAGAGAAAGGATCTTTACCTTGCATACCTTGACCAAATATTGCAGAACCTAATAAAGCTGATTGAGGTATATTATTTAATAAACCACCTTCTTGATTATTCATTTTTTGAAAATCTATTAATCCACCTGCACCAGATTGACCACCAACACCAAATAAACCTTGAGTTCCTTGACCACCATCAACACCTGCTGTTCCTGTCATATATTTTCTGTATAAATCCAT